AAGATGACTAAATTCTTAGACCTACGTGGATCATCTGTAGCCAACGAAGTCAGATCTTTAGGGCAAATAGCTCCTTTCATTTACTTTCCACATAATATTAAAGGCGCGGCACTCTCGCTAGTAAAGCCTCTTGCAAAGCATATACAAGGAAAACTGCTTACGAGAGATGCTACAAGACAAATATATAAACTCACTTTGAAGCACACCGCAGAAGGCGCTTTTAATTTGCTTAAGAAGGATTTTGTCCAACTTGAGAGACAGATAGGCAAAGAATGGGGGAGTGTGGACGATTTCATGGACGACATGATGGGCGAATTAGAGATATATGACGCTGATTAAAGCAAACAACAAATAAACTTTTGGATTGATATCTTAGGGAGGATTCATGGCAATAGTTCGTTTCGACACGCTTCGTAGCAAAGCTTTTGGTACGATCACAAACTCATACACAACATTAGGAAGTGCTCTTGATCGCAATTGGAGAGTATTTAAAATCACAAACAATACAGATGCCGACATGCTCATTAGCGCTGATGGCACTAATGACAATTTCTTCGTTCCTGCAGGAAGTTACACTTTATACGACTTGGCTACGAATGCATTAAATGTGCAAGATAGCGATTGGTTTGTAATGCAGATTGGAACACAATTCTACATCAAATATTCTTCTGGAGCTCCCACCTCAGGGAGCGTCTACATAGAAGCAATTTATTCTTCGGGGGTATAAAATGAGTCAGTCAGGTTCAACAAGTGCCCAATTATCGCCTAGTGTGCCACTTCAGTTTACAGAGGATACAGGAACTGCAGTGCCAACTTCAAACAATCTGAATGTTTTAGGGGGGACTTCTATTTCGACATCAGGCTCTGGATCTACAGTCACGATAGACTTGACTGCAAATGCCAACAATAGCATTTTGAGCTCCAATGGTGCGGGGAATCCTACGTGGGGCACAAGCCTTTCCAATGACTATACATTCACAACTTCTACTGCTGGAGTGGCACGAACACTGACTGTAAGTAATACAGACAACACTAGCTCCAGCTCATTTGCTATCGCTCACGTTTCAACAGGAGGGACCTCTTCTGGAAGCCCGTTTTATAGGACAGCAATTGGAACCTCTCGCTCTTATTGTGTAGGCCCCGATAATGGAACAACAAATGATCCATGGAAATTAAGAACAGGGGCAAATGATAGTGTAACTCCTGAGTCAGGAGGGGGAGATGAAACGCTTATAGCGGTTATGCCGACAGGGGAAGTTACTCAACCTCTAAATCCATGTGTAACAGCTTATCTTAACGCAAGCACGACTAATGCAACCGGAGATGGGACTTTTATTAACCCAATAATTTTTGATGTAGAGCTGTTTGATCAAAACTCAAATTATAATCCCTCTACAGGCCTGTTTACGGTTCCTATCGATGGAAAATATTTGGTTACAGCTTGTGTTACCTTCAATAACTTGGCCGCTGGTCATACAGCCGGTGAAGTGCGACTAATCGCCGGTTGGGTGACGTATAGATATGTTTTTAACCCAGGAGTCTGCAGAGACAGCAACAACATGTTCTCAAAGTGTATCAGTCAAATATGCAGCATGACCGCCGGACAAACAGCATCTATTGTGGCTGTGATTAGCGGGAGCACCAAGACTGTTGGAGCGGAAGGAGAGAGCTTTGGGATTTATTCAAACGTGAGCTTCGAATTGATTAGTTAGAGTAAGATAGAGGCTCTCAATTCGGGAGCCTCTTAAGTTTCCATCTAATCTTAAAGAGGAAGGCATAGGTAGTCATTGTCTTCCAAATGAGTAACTTGATATCCGAGAGATCTAAGATACATCAGGCGTTCATCACATTCTGGACCACGAAAAACTTCAACTATTATCACAGGTTTGCTTTTTTTAATCGTTTCAAGTCCACCTTTTATCGCTTCAATCTCATGCCCTTCAATATCGATTTTGATTAGGCTAACGTTATTTATGCCAAAATCATCTAGCCGCTTCATCGTGACTTTCTCGCCACCTTGTCCTATACATGCCATACCTTCGTTAGTTGAGCAGGGGTGTACAATTTCAACCGTTTTTTCCTCTTGGCCTAGAGCAAATCTATATGCTTTAACATTGTTGCATGAGTTAATCGCCGTGTTTACGCTGAGTTCTGTGTATAGCTTAGATTGTGGCTCAAACACATGGACAGTTCCTGTTGCTCCCACTAACCGAGAGAGGTTAATGGAGTGGGTGCCTATGTGACCGCCAATATCGATAACAGTATCTCCAGGGTTTACATATTGCTTAAAAACAGCTTCGATATGTGGTTCCCAGCGCAATCCTTTTTTGATGTAGTGTCCTTTCACCCAATCCCATTTCTCATCTACCCAATAAAGATCATTTTCCACTGGGTATAGAGAGTATACTTCAATCGGAAATGAATCCAAGTATTTAACTAGTTCTGGATCGTTTTCAGTTTTTACAAGACTTTGAACTTTCTCCCTTGTGATGTTTTCAGAAAGAAAAGGCAACGCTACATCTTCTGTTATGTCGTTATGTAGTAAAAACCCAAACTCTCTTTCATTACAAATGTACTGATCAACGTTATTTTTACGAGCCGTGTTACTAAAATCAATGAAGCTCCACGGCGCTTTACCTAAAAATGAGAGTTTATCCAAGTATTTAGTCCTAATTAGGTGAGCTCCATGGACGCAGTCGGCTTTAAAAGTTCCGATGTTTCTTCTGTCCGCAATTTCTGTTTCTTCAGAATTAGATGCATAATAGCCCTCTTGTGTTGCGGTAAGGTAAAAATTGCGGTAAGGGTCTCCTGCTTTTGGTAGAGGACGCAATAACGGAGCTACTACTGGAAGTTGTTTATTAGCAAGGTGAGTTAAAGTAAAGCGGTTTAAAAACACATCTGAAGGAACAATGAATACTAAATCAAAGTCTTTAGAAGCTCTTAAATAAGCTTCTTTCGTCTTAGCTGTTGTTTCGCAGCTTTTCTTCCAGCTCATTGATTGATATAATCGATGATTTTCGTCACACCATTTCAACAATTTAGGAAGCGCTTTATCATTTAGCACATCGATGTGTACGCTAATTTTTTTCTTGTCGTAGTCAAGTGCGCTAATTTTTTCCAGAAACGCTGGAATAGTGGAATCATTATGCTTTATAATTAATCCCATAAAGACGCTCTCAGCAATACATGGAGCGGAAGTAAGAAGCAGTAAAAAAATTAAAGTTTTCATAAGGAAGACATATGCCATTATCCAAAGGTAAAAGCAAGAAAATAATCTCTAAGAATATTAAAGAAATGAAAGAAGCGGGATACCCGCAGAAGCAAGCTGTTGCTGCTGCGTTAAATCAGGCAGGTAAACCCCAGAGCGCTAAAACTAAAAAGAAATAGGACACTTTTAGAGCGTTTGTCTTTAAAAAATTTCTGCACCGTTGACTTTGGCCCCATTTTTTGATATCATGAAAATATGAATAGAAAACATCAACGCATACTAGAAGCTATCTTTTGTACGCCAGTAAGAACGAATATCAATTGGAAAGATGTAGAATCTTTATTTGTTGCTCTTGGAGCGAAAATTGAAGAAGGAAGAGGCTCGAGAGTAAGAATATTGCTTAATGATGAAGAAGCTGTATTCCATAGACCTCATCCACAGAAAGAAACCGATAAAGGAGCTGTAGTTTCTGTACGAAAATTTTTAGAAAATGCAGGAGTTAAGCCATGTTAAAATATAAATGATACACAGGATGCGTTGTTTATGACGACGAAGCACGGATCTTTCACGGAGAAGTCGCTGCGCTTAAGGCCGTGATTACGTTTCAGGGAACAACAGTCGATGAAATTGAACAAGCCTTTAAAGATTCAATTGATGATTACATTGATTGGTGTAAAGAAAGAGGCAAAGAACCCGAAAAACCTCATTCAGGAAAATTTAATCTTAGAATGCCTCCAGATTTGTATGTCAAAGTAGTGGCTCATGCAGCGCAAGAAAGATTAAGTATTAATTCATATATTTTAAAAAGATTATCTGCATAGAGTTTTTCCGCTATTTTTTGAATAGGCTTCCCGTTGTTGGAACGTTGATATTAGGTGAAACGGTAGGAGATGTTGCTTGATTTTCATCTACCAAGTCTGTCGCTGTTCCGTGAGTGCTGATATTTTGAAAGCTGATTGTGCATGCTGATAATAGGACCGATGTGCAAGCTAAAAACACTTTTTTCATTCTATTCCTCCTCGTCATAACTTATTTCTTTAGGAAAATATTGGAAACATATGGTCTCTTTGTAGCCCTTGAAGCCATAGGATTTCTTTGCTTAGGCTAAAATCCCCTGAAAATGCGAAAATAAATATCATCCACATGGCTATTAAGGCGATTAAAACAGAAAAATACTTGACACCACCTATAGTCACATCGTGCATTCTATTCCCCTTTCTTAGGCGGATTCCACTCTTGGAATCTTCTTAGGAACTCTTTAGGCCTACTTACCGCTTCCCTTTTCACGTCCTCTTCATGGAGCTGTAATGCATGTGAACTATAGGTTAAGAACTTTTTAAGCTTGGTTTTGTCTTTTTCGCTCATATCTGGAGGCAGAATAGAGTCAAATTCTAAGCACTTTTTCGGCTGGTAGGTTGTGTGTGCATCGTTATCCGGATCGTCTCCAGTTTCTAAACAGAAGGTCTTTAAAAGCGCATATTTATATGCGTAAGAAATCGCTTTTCCTGGCCCCTTATCTCCATTGTCGATTCCATAGCCATGATATTTCACCATAAAATTATCTTTAGGCATATCTGGGTTGACAAATGACACAGCAAGCTTAACCATTGTTCGGTTGTTATCTTGAGCCATTTCTTCTACTGTAGGGATAACCACGATGCCATATTTAACTAAAAGTGGGTGAATCTCTGCCGCTACTGCATCATGGCTAACAAAGGTATATTGTCCGTTAACCTTGAGCTTGCCTTTGTAAATTTGCTTCAGTTCGCTCATGATGCCAATAATTCTCTGAAAGATATTTGGAAATGGCATTTGAATTGCTTCAGCTGAGAGTGGTCCTTGATTAGGTATTGTCAACGCTTGGTTTTCTTTTTCTTCCATTTTTTTTGCCTTTGTTAAAATAGTGCCAACAGTCCAATGCTGAGAGGAAAATATGGAGTTCTTCGCTCATTTCCTCTAAAAGATGTATTTCAGGAAATTCCCCGTCCTTATTTAAGTAGACGAGCATTGCTCCTTTGACTGAGATGTTGTGATGTTGCAGAAGATGGTTGTAAGCTGCCATTTGAACTGGATATGTCTTTTGTGGTCGGGCACTCGTCTTAAGATCGACTAGATACAACTCGTTGTCCGATCCTTTCACTACAAAGTCTACTTGTCCGGAATACTTAAGTTCTTCGTTTGTATATCTTTCTTCGATGATCAAAAAAGACTTTACTTGTACTTCGCTCCACTTCTTAAAAGAATTGACATATCCAACCAGTTCTTCGTCAATCATGCCATCCGGAATCCATGCACCTTGAGCGATTCCTGCGCACAAAGCATGTACCGAGGTTCCTCTTGCTGCAGCTCTTCCTAGTATCTGTTGTGGGATATGCTCATAATTGGTGAAGTTTTTCAGGATTTCGGTAACTCTTGGGTGTTTCATATGGATATTCCCTGGTTCAATTCATGAGCGAGCATAGAGAGGAAGTAAGTAAAAATCCCAAACTCTAGTAGAGCCACTTAATTTCCCTAAAATTTTTATAACTTATTTTTGTGTAAATGGTGTAAAGTTAAAATTTTAACTTATATATGGCAACATCGTTCTTGTCAAGATTTAGGGTAAATATTATTTTGTGCTCATTATTATGGAGGTTTGCTAATGTCAAGGCCAACTGTTCTCGAAGAAAACCTTGTGGTATCAGCTAGAATAGAGAAATCAATGTATCAAATGCTTCACGATATAGCTTCGCTTGAAAGCATTAACACAGGAAGAAAAGTTACGATACAAGAGTTGATAAGAAACTCGCTAAAATACACTTACGAAAACAATGAGCGACTCAGAGAGTGTTTTAAGAAGTCGAGATCTCATATAACAAAAAGAATTAAATAAAAGACTTGCACACAAACTGAAAAAACAGTACGTTACAAGAAAAAAAAAGGAGCTTCGCTAAAAGCTCCTTTTCGGGGTAATTACATAACTTCTAGGAAGCGCTAACTTCCAAAAGTGTGGTAACTGCAATTTCACACTACCAGAAGTATATAATTATTCCAAGCCTAAAGAATTTATATGAAGTAAACGTGGCTAAGGATAAAAGTACTTCTGTCTATTTTGACCGAGAAAGGCTGCAATTTGTAGGGCTTGAAGCCGCTGAACTTAAGCGGCTAAGAGAAACCTACAAAGGAGTAGATGTTGACTCAGAGCTTAAGAAGATGAGTCTATGGCTCACCTCTCCGAAAGGGAAAAAGAGGAAAGGGAACATAGGATTTATCCTCAATTGGCTGAATAAGGCATCTCCTTCTATAGCTTCTCCTACTATCTCCGAAGAATTAGACTTGTACGAATTCGATTCACCTTTAAGGCCACTTCTTCTTGATTATTTGAAGGACTTATGGAAGGGCAAGGAACATATTCTGGAATTCAACAAGATAAAGAAAAAGGATTAGAGAACTTCCTTCAGTTTGGGCTGCCAACGGCTCCCCATGAAGATTGTCTTACGCCTCTCGCTTCTTTGCCTCGAGATTACAGAAAAGAGATTAACAAAGGTTACTCCACTGGCTGGAAGTGTCTAGATCGTTATCTACAAGGGCTCCGTAAAGGCGAAGTCACTGTAGTTACTGCTGACACCGGAGCTGGGAAGACAACCTTTTGTACGCAGCTAGTTGTCAATTGTGCGATGCAAGGCATTCCTGTATGGATCAACTCTTGGGAAATGAAGCCTGAAACGACTATGCGCAAGCTAGCTTCTATCATCCTTCGCCGTCCAATGAAGGTTTGTAACTTCGGCGTCCATGAAAACGAACAGTTTGACGAGTGGGCCTCCCGCTATAAGGTCTATATCAATCCAAATACAATTGGAACCGACATTAATTCTCTAGCTCAACAACTAGTAAAGGCAAAACAGCTAGGGATCGAAATTGTGATGTTGGATCACTTAGATTACCTCGTTAACGCCAAAAAAGAAAAGCTCCACGAAGCAATAGATGAGACCGTGAAGCGCTTACATGAGCTTGCTTTCGCTCTTTCTATGCATTTCTTGCTGATCTGCCATCCACGCCAATCTGCAAATAACAATGAAGAAGTAGGTTTGCATTCGCTTAAAGGCTCCTCAGCAATCAAACAGTATGCGGACAACGTCATTGTTCTGCATAGATGTGCCAGAACAGATGATCAAGCAAATCCAAACAAAGTAAAAGTACGCATAGCTAAAAACCGAATGTTCGGAATCGAAGGGACAACCTATCTCTTCTATCAAGAAATGTGGGACGGCTACGGGGAGCTCTTAACATATGAAGCAAAGTAAACAGGGTATCAAGTGCATAAGGTGCGATTTTACAAAAAATTACCGAGCCTTTTTATCCGACAGTAAGCGTCCTGATGTTTGTAAGCTTTGTTTTACAGACGAGGAAAAAATAGATTACGGAAGATCAAATTTTAGCAAAGAAATGGATGGTCTTTGTCCAGAAGAGAAAAAACATATCATTAAAAGTTTAGTCATAGACGAGAAAAAGCGTCGTTTGGAGGCATATGCAAAGAAAGAGAAACGCAGTTCTGTTTGATGATTGGGAATCTACAGGCCAAGAAGAGATGAACAGAATACACGCAAAATGCAAGCATAATGCAAGCGTTTTAGACGTGGTAAACAGGCTTGATAATTTGAAAAGCTTAGTCTCCATTTGTCGTGAAGCCATCGTCGGCCACAGTTTTGATGAAGATAGATTAGCAAATGCGTTGCACTGTTATGTCCTTGAACAAATCCAAATAGCACAAGAGGAGCTAAAACAAGTATGAGAGTTAAAGTCGGAAATACAGCCAGCGAAATAGAAGTTGGACAATATCGCGAGGTAAATAAAGGCGCTCTAAAAGCGTTCTTTACTCTCGTAGAATATCCTTATGGAAGAAAGACTTTGGATTGTCGTTACTTCGTCCAAGGCGACAATCGTTGGGTGAATTTCCCCCAAAAAGAAGTCAATTACTCAGATGGCAGAAAGCCTGAATATATTCCATTAGTTAGCTATCTAGACAAAGCTTATTTAGACCAACTCAAAGAAGCAATCTTGCTAGCATTAAAAGACATGAAACCAGGGGACAAGAATGGCCAATCGAACGCTCAAGCCTATCAAAGGAAAGAGAATCCAATACAAGCTGAACCATCATCTAGTTGGAGAAGCTCACCCTTTTGATTCGTGGATGACCTTGTGTGAGTATGTAATGGATATTGCTGAGGAAGAAGCAAAAAAGATAGTAAACACCAGCCTAGATCAGCTGATTTGTAAAATTTCAGATGAAATCATGTCTACTGCGGAGGAATATGAGCCTACTAAGAAATTTTAGCAAGCACCTTGATGTGCTTATCGCCTTTTCCATGTGTTTGTGCTTTGTTTCAGTTGCAATTTGTTCGTTAAGGTGGGCGTTTTGGGACTAAAGCAAATCATTAAAAACCAAAAAATCCTGCAATCCGGTGCTGTAGATGCAGAGCTTGTACTACCAGGCGAGCCTCTCATCTATAGTATCAAGTACACGGTCGGGTCTAGAACTCGATCGGTACAATTTTTTCGTGATATGAAGTGGAAATCTCTGCTTAAGTCTTTTTTCCGCTCTTATTACAAAACCCACACACCAGTTGTGGTAATCGTGCGATTCTATGTGACTCCTCCACAGAACGCTAATATCAAGCTGAATGACCTCCGGAGCGATACCGTCCCTGCAGTCTATTCTTATGAATTGTGCGATTACCTTCTTTCTTTTTTAGAGATGCTTCACCACGTTCTCATCAACTCCTACCGTCAAGTCGTTAAAATCGACGTGCAAAAGTTTTACAGCTCGAATCCGAGAACTGTTTTTCAATTCATGAAATGGGACCAATATGTCTACTTACAAAATCACAATACCGTACACACCAAAAGCAAAGGGGTCGTGGAGGCTAGGAAGACACGGAACATACAACCCGAGTTGCAAGGGAATGCTGAAAACGAAGTTGTTTGTGAAGAAACACCTAGAAAAAAACAACCTCCCACTTCTGACAGGGCCTCTACTTGTGATAGCGCACTATCGGATTCCTGCTCCAAAAGCTCTATCAGCAAGAAAGCGAGCGCTCCAAAACCTCTTCCCGCATATAAAAAAGCCTGATGGAGATCACCTAGAAAAGTTTCTTAATGATGCTCTCAACGGAGTCTTGTGGGATGACGACGCGCGTATCACATGGCTTCTTAGAAGTAAAACACTCTGTAACTTGAACGAAGGGCAAACCATTATCTTTGTAAAAGAACTAGAGCAGTCTGTACCAGATTATGATGCACTGCTAAACACAATCGCTGAACATATAAGAATAGAAGAGGCTGAACATGCTAATATCAATTAAAGATATCCCTTCAATGGTCTATGTAGTCTTAGGAATCGACTCACATGAACACGACCAGGTTGTTGCCGTGTGCGCCTCATATGAGGAAGCAAAACGCTATTGTATGCAAACTATCAATGAGACAGAATTCTTTGATTTGTGGATCGAAAAGCACCCTGTTATGTAGATTCTCATTTTAAAACCCAGCCTTCCATTGACAAAACTATATCAATAATGGTATAATTAAGGAAAAGACTGGATTACAAAATGCCAACTAAACCGATACTTTGGGTAAGCTCTTCTAAACGCGATCTAATGGATATGCCGTCGGATGTTATTGCTGATTTTGGATATGGACTTTATCAAGCACAGCTAGGAGAACATCCTGAGATGGCCAAAACACTTTCAGGATTTGGAGGGGCTAATGTCGTGGAGTTGATTCAAGATCATAAAGGCGATACATTTAGAGCGGTATATACGGTTAAATTTAGTGACGCTATAGTAGTTTTACATGCTTTTCAGAAGAAAAGTAAGCGAGGAATTGAAACTCCAAAGCAAGATATAGACCTCATACGCTCTCGCCTTAAGTTAGCAGAAGCGTTATACAAAGATTGGAAAAACAAAGGAGGCTTATCCCATGAATAAAGAAATGAAAGAGTATGAAATTACTAGGGACAATATCTTTGCCGACCTTGGACTAGAACAGCCTGAGGAGCTTTTTACAAAAGCAAAACTGCTTCATAAAGTCGGATCTTTAATTAAAGCCAGTAAGTTAACTCAAAAAGAAGTCGCGGAGAAGCTAAACATTACACAACCAAAAGTTTCTATGCTGGTGTCTGGACGGTTATCTGCATTTAGCACTGATACGCTGCTGCATTATCTTTCTATATTGGGTTGTGAAATACAAATCCGCGTTAAGCGTCCACGCTCGCGTACTGGAATATTCCGACATAAAGGCTTTATTGCAGTGTGTTAAGGTCATAATGATAAATAATTGTGGCCTCTTGCACCCCTATAACGAGCGTGTTCAACTTGAGAAATGTTTTTTCAGTTGATCATTCACAGTTTCGATTACAGACCTCTTCCTTAGCAAAATCTTATCCGTTAATGACATCAAACGCTGTTTCATATTAGATCTTACGTTGAAAAATAACTCTAAGTTACGATTTAAAAAGGCGTGTATCGAAAAGGGGAAAAACATAACCTTAGAAAGAAGTCTATTAGAGAAACAACAAAAACGAGATTTACATAAAAAGCAATAAGCAATAGCATGAAAAATAAAACAGGCCAAGGAATGGTAAGTGCTCATAAAATCGGGAAATTTAAGAGTATATGGACAAAATGGAGCTAAGCTACATTTAAGACAATGGCCAAATCGTTCACGGCATTCCGTGTAACTATCGATTGTATTCTTTCGCCAATGACCTCTCCAAGACGCGCTATTTTATTGAGACCGAGCAAACGGTCCATCAAAAAGTCGTAAAAACTAATACCAAGCCTACGACAGGTAAGATTCAAACTGCCAAATGTATCCCACGCGCGTCGCCCAAGATTACTACGCGTACCGCCTGATATCTTACTTTTAACTTTAGCTCCACGACCGGCGATCTCACTTAAATTATTGTGCAATGGTGTCGTTGGACGGTCTAACACAACTAAGAGCCGATTTCGCTTAGCATACGTTAAGGCAAGTCTATTATTGATGACCTGGTACAATGAGGGTTGTTTTGGCCTAAAAAGGTCCTCAAACGATTGAGAGATTCTTATGCGTTCTAGTTCAGTAGGAGCTTCTTTATAATTTTTTAGGTCTTTATATAGCTGCCATATCCCATCTCGCACCTTTTCAATTTCGACAGCGATTTCAGGCTGCGCAGGAACAAGTTTTCTGTAATGCCGTTCTTCGTGTATCCAGCAGAGGGAATTTTTGAATAGTTCGAATTGACCAGCATCGTCGCTATGAATGTGTAGATCACGAGGTACGCCATGCTCAATCAAACTTGCAAAAAGGCCAGCCTCAATCATTAAGCGCATTTCAGTGGCATTTAAGTAGCCAAGTTCATCAAAAAATGCTTTTTCAGGGTCCTGTGTGTTGATCACAAGGCCTTCTCGAATACTGAGCCTCTGAATCAGCTTTTCCGCTCCTTTGTGGACAGCCAAATAGTCGAGAGAATCCTGATTGAAGCGATACTCATTTCTACCCTGTGCCAGGATTGTCAGGAAATTGATACGACTCTTACTGTCTTTCGTTGACAAGTAGACACAGAATTCACCGCATATCACATTCGTATAGCAGTTTTTAGCTTTGTGT